GTGAAGCCTTAGCACCTTTAACTAAAGCAACGCTAATTTTGTCAATAACATGTGGTGTAAGAGATTCACTGTATTTTACAGACATTGCGATAATAGCAACATTAGATGGAGAGCCATTTTGTGCTGTAAAGTTAATTGTATTAACACCGGGACTGAGAGTAATATTAGTATTACTTCTAAAAGAGTGCTGAAATATACCTCTATTATCAGTAGCATACACAGTGAGAGTAACTGGAACAGGTGTATAAACAAGTGCGCTGTATTCAGTAAAGAAATTTGAGATGTCAGTGATGCGCGTAGTCAGCTCATAGCCTATAATACCGGCAGATGCATCTTTTAAAGACGAATTATTCTCTACAAATTTAGACTTACCGTCAAAACTGCCGTTAGTAATTGTTTCGTTGTATTCGTTATTAACGAACTGAGAGTAGCGTCTACCGAAAGGCTGTTTTGCATTAATAGTGTCAATTATTCCAGTGTAATCAATATTATTTGAGAATATGGTTAATTTATGTGAAGCCTTAGCACCTTTAACTAAAGCAACGCTAATTTTGTCAATAACATGTGGTGTAAGAGATTCACTGTATTTTACAGACATTGCGATAATAGCAACATTAGATGGAGAGCCATTTTGTGCTGTAAAGTTAATTGTATTAACACCGGGACTGAGAGTAATATTAGTATTACTTCTAAAAGAGTGCTGAAATATACCTCTATTATCAGTAGCATACACAGTGAGAGTAACTGGAACAGGTGTATAAACAAGTGCGCTGTATTCAGTAAAGAAATTTGAGATGTCAGTGATGCGCGTAGTCAGCTCATAGCCTATAATACCGGCAGATGCATCTTTTAAAGACGAATTATTCTCTACAAATTTAGACTTACCGTCAAAACTGCCGTTAGTAATTGTTTCGTTGTATTCGTTATTAACGAACTGAGAGTAGCGTCTACCGAAAGGCTGTTTTGCATTAATAGTGTCAATCCATGCTGCATAATCTACATTGATAGGGTACAGACCATTGATACCATAAGCAATTCCAGAATCTTTCCAGCTTGCATCATAGTAATATAGATGACCGTCACTTTTCAATACATAAATTTTCTTAGTGTCAGTCATATCAGAAATAGCATCAACGAAAACAGGTGCAGTTTGCATATAAGGTCTAATAAGTTGTGATAAACTTCCATCACTCGCCATGCGTTCTATTTTTTTGTTGACTTCTTCCTGTACGTCTAAGTTAGCAAAGTAATTATTGATAAAATCGTATAATTCTTTATAGCTTTTTACTAACGCGTCCTGCGCGTCAAACATCTCTTTCACTGTCTTAAACAGCACAACAAATTTGTTTTCCAGACTTAGCGTTCCATTGAAATCATACGGAATCCCCCGCACACTTGCTACAACCTCACAAGCCTGTGTAATCATCTTGCCGAAATCTGGCAAAGTAGGAAAATCTGGAATCGTTGGTTTATCTGCCATTGTTATACCTCCTTAATAAAATTGATAGAACAATTCTCTGCAATCATCGCAGATACGCTTGTTAAGATTAAGGATGGTATCGCGGAATCTCTGCACTTCTAACGAATAACTTCCGTCAAATCCTTCATCTTCAATCATATCATTGTTATCTGCATGATACGTGTCATTGCTGTTCGTTTTTGTGGTATTTTCTCCATTGCTCACAGCGCTATTATGAATCGTATTCTGCCCCCGTTCCATAGTAGACGCGTAACTCGTTCCCGCAAAATTAATCTGCGGATTGTCCGAGTGAATATTTTGTGTGTCGTTGTTTGTATCAGTTGACGTTGTGTTTTTTGCTGTGCTGTCTCCCGAGATCACACCAGTTCGTGTATCGTCTTTTGTACTTGTTACTTTTCGCGTACTCTTATGAGTAATCAGTGGGTTATACTCAAAAGTAATACTCCGGTACAACTGTTCATAGTACGGCATATTGAGTGTTAGAATCCTTTTCAGATGATACTGAAATTCTCCGATCGTTTCCAGTCCAATCTGTTCCCGAAAATACTGTAAACAGAACGTTTTTTCGAACGCAAGTTTTGCGGTTGCATATTCTGTGGCGGATGCATCGACATAAAAAGGAAAGTCAAAATTGAAGATTAAAGGCACAGCTGCTTCAATCATATTATCAATGGTCTGATTTTTAAGAGGGGAAATCACATGATCGGAAATGACCAACTGTTCAATGGTATTTGTCAATGTTTTCGTTTCGTAGTTATAACTAAGAAACATTATTCCACCTCACTTTCTGTAGTGTTCTGTTCGTGGTTTTCCGGTGTGTCGTTTTCGTTATTTGTCGTGTCAAATACATCAGGTCGGTTAATCGGCGTTACCATTTTAGAGTTAAAACGTACATGGATATTCAAACCATACATTTCATTGATCGCGTCAAGTCCTCTCTGAATGGTTGCCAGATTTCCGTTTCTTGTCAGCTCAATCTCTCCGTCGTTGTAACTCGTTTCTGCGGAAACCAGCCGTTCCGGTTTTTCAACTCCGCTTGCTTCGATTCCGAGATCAGCCAGACACTCTGCTACTTCTCTCTGTGCGGCGGTATCTAGTTCATTAAAAATCGGCTGTACCTTTAAATCAATTGTATCAATTTGAATCTGTTTTCTAAGATCGTTTTTCGCTTTGATGAACGGAATATTTTTTACCCATTTTTGAATAAAATTGTCAATACTTAGTTTCTGCGTAGAATCTCCACTGATTACTACAGGCGTCCTCTGCTGAATGACGTTTACCCTTGTTGACGCTTTTTTCTCCGCAAGACTCTGCGAATGCAGAATAATGCTTAGAATTTCCGGCACGGCAAAAGGTCTGGCGAAAATCAGTGCGCTTTCTTCCTTATCTGTCTGTTCATAATACTGACCATTCATGGCATACGCAATCCAATCAGTAGGAATACCGTAAATATCTGGTTCACCTACCAGATTAACACCAAAAACGCCGAAAAGTCCGGTGATTGGCTCTTTTTTAAACAGGCACATTCCTTGCCATAACAGATAGGAGTTGAGCATCCGTGGCGGAATCTCATCCGGTAAACCGTCATACTCATAACGAGATAACGCCAGATTTACAAACTTGTCAAAGAAGTGCCGGAAATACATTTTTTCCTCCGGTGACGTATTCGGATTGTTTTCCCAGTGTCCCCACACTTCCTTGTTACTCACCCGATACGGGTTAGCATACATATTATCACCTCCTTAATCGTTAGAAAGACCATAGTTTCCGACATCGTCCGTATGCCAGAACGTAACGCCCTTGTTAAACATTGCCTGCAAAAAGTTGATATCATCTGTGACGCAAGCGCCATGCAATCCACAATTAACCGTTTTGACAAAATTCCAGTTTGCGCGCCCGGTGATATTCGGCACTTTGATTCTATGAGTCGCATAACCATACATAGTGAAATAATCGTCAATTACTTTCGCCATTTCCGGCGTTACACACATCGTCTTTAGAGCAATGGTATTGCTAAAAAGCGCTGTCTGAATATAACTTCCTGTAGCACTTCCCTTTGCGGTTGGCGGAATTAAATCGTGCTGTTCCATCTGCGCCGAAATATTTTCGCCAAACATAAAATTGCTTACAGTCTGCCCGATACTGCTTTCAACTGCTTTTCCAAAATTACCACTCAAGACATTTGCAATGGTTGAGATAACACTTTTTCCGGTATCGATATACTGCTGTTTTGTCTGGTAGTCCCAGATAGGTTGTGACTGCGCAATCCACGCTTGATACGCGTCATTAGTCCACGCGCATGACGGGAAATTACTGTACACGAAACCATACGGTGTGTTAGTAGTAGGTTCGTTTTTGTAATTTTTCGGACTGATATAAATAGACGGAATGTTTAACTTTACTCCCTGTCCATAAAAAGAAATTTTTTGATCTTTAAAGTATTCAAGACGATACATATATTGACTACCGTCATGTGCATCTACTAGCAGATACGAAAAAGGATACTGGAATAATTTTTTATTTTTTGGTGTATATCCTGCCAGTGTTTCTGGAAAATGCATTGGAAATTCCTGCGGGGAATTTTCGAAACACAACTGCGGCGCTTGAAAAATAGCTACAATAGCATCAGCATTTCCGCTTGTTGCATAAGCCTGTATTTTTTGTTTCATAGCGGAAAAATCAGTTGTGTTAAAATAAGTCAAACCGGACATGATTTTCTGATTTAATTCTGGTTCCAAAGCGACGCCGTTTTCGTCTGCACTGGCAACAAGACAATAGTTCATCAGTCCGAAACCCATACCAGCGGAACTATTTACAATGTATTCCCCAGTTTCCAGATTTTCTGGTATAAGATTCGCTCCTACTGCATCCTCTGCTTTTGTAATATGTTCGCGCTCTACGTAGCACGGCTGTAACACGACATCATAAAAACTATTTTGAAACCGATCGGGTTCGAAATAAATCTTGAAACTTCCGTCACTCAACCATTCTACGCGCGTCACAAAGCCGAAATACCACTCTTCCGTATACGGCTTGTTTTGAAACGCAATGTAATTGCATTTCAAAAACTCACTCTCATTTCCTTTTCCCTTATACGTCAATTCTCCCCATCTCACGGGCGCGGACTGCTGGAAAGTATGGATTGCTTTTTCTCTTACGTGTGCCAGACAACCTGTTTTTCCGTTTTCGTAGTATCTTACGTGTTCATAATCGTTTCCCCATTCAATCCCGCTTGCTAAAATAACCGTGGTCTGCGGGGAAACTGCCGCCACATCGGTCTGCGGCGGCATCGGAATGAAATTATCCATGTTTCCACCCTCTTACTTAATCGGTCGTAAAGTAAATCGTTGCCGTTTTGGAAGAGTCGAATCGGCTTGTAATCACAACACTCACACTTTCTGTTTTGTTTTCTGTCGGTTTCAGATTCTTCTCATCTTTTGCGATTCTAAGAATGGTTGTTCCCGGAATAACAAACGTATCAGTGGAAGAGTTACCTGCTACTTTTACGTCAATCGCTTTATCGGCTACGCCAGTAGAAGTAACCGAAAAACTTCCTCCGAAGTCAACATCTGTTCCGGCTTTCACCAGTCCAACGTCACTTGCATTAATGGAAGAAACAAGAACCGTCTCTGTCGTGAACACGATGACCGGATAAAACAGAGAGTATGAGAGCATCTCTTTTACCGTGTACGTGTTGTTCCATCTCAGACCCCGGTTTACATTATCCTGTACCATCATACGGTACTGTTCACGGATTTTGAAGAACCGCTTGTCAACCAGAACCGCCACAATACCCTCCGCATCGTTAAAGTTGTCGATTACCACCTGCTGTGCTTTCGGAATCATGCGGTCGAGATTGTAAGCGCTGGCATAACTGTCAACGTTCATTGCCGCTTTTGTGTCCGGGTCGACAAACAGAAGAATGGTATCTTCTTTTGCGGCAGAGGTCGCGCCTGCGAAATTGTACAGCGGGTTCGGGAACTGAATTTTGTCAATATAGGACTGAATTTGCTTTGCCAGTGCGTTCGCGGATGCCTGATCTGTCACCGGGTCAACATGAACCGGGTAAATCTGTCCCGCACGTTTTGCAGATGCAATCAGTTCTTTTGCCGTGATAAACTCATCCCAGTTACAAGCGGAAACGACACTTTCCACTTTTGCCTGAACCAGATTTCTGAGTCCGTAATCATCAAGGAACGCGCCGCGCATATCCTCAAACCAGATCGTCACCGGATAATCGTTATTAAAATTGATTACATGATACAGAGCCATGATGTAACTGTCATAAATGGCGGTCGCATCTTCGATGCTGATATTCGCATCGTGCGCATAACCCTGTGCAAAGTTTACGTAAACTTCCTGTTCTCCGTTTCCGTACGGCATGGCGTTACTGTTCAGCACACGCAGAGGATTTCTAAACGCTTCCGTGCTGATCGACTGACTGGCAATCAGATTCACCAGCGCAGGAACTAGTTCGTTTCTTGCCATCGGATTGTAAGGGTCGGTCAATGTTTTCGCAATATCGGCAATATTATCTTTCGTTGCCACCGGGACTCTGTCACGGTAGTCAACACTCATGGTCTGACGCACGGCGTTCAGCATATTAATATTGGTCATATCAAGTTTTTCTGCCATTGTTTCACTCTCCTTTTCCGCTCAAAATGAGCTGAGACATATCAAGATCATTAATACTCGTTGCGGTTTCTTCCGCTTCCGGCGCATTTCCGCCAAACTCAGTTACTTTTGTGATACTTCCACCGTGAGAAAGATCAGACCAGCGGCTTTTGATTTCGGCAACTGCGGCATCATACTTTCCTTTCAGTTCGTCCCGTTCCGCAACCAGTGCGTCACGCTCAGACATCAGTGCTCCAATGTCGGTATCTTCTGTTTTGATTTTTTCGCTGATGGCGGCGATAGCATCACCGTGTGTTTCGATGTTTCCAATGTCTGCTACAATTTCTGTCCAATACTCTTCAAGTGTCATGTTAAAAACCTCCTTCTTAAATTGGGATATAACCAGATCGGCATTTTATGCCGTTTTGGTTTCGTTGGATGCGGCGGCTCTGGCGGCTCGGGTTGTCCAGTAGACAGATACCGAAATACCATCACCGCGTTGTTCAAACGTTCGGAATCGGATAGATAGCGATTCCCAGCTATCCATCCGGTAATTGCAGTATCTTTCGCGTGTTCGGAAATATAGTTAAAGCATTCATGCGCTTTTTCCTGCCTTAAGCTAAGTGTTCCATCGTCGCTAATTCCCTCCCATCCTTTCATATAGGCGGCGGTTAGTGCGTCCAGATCGGTATTGTCACTGTGTAAAAACGCTTGCAGATTTTCGTAAGTACTTGCCGCGCCTACCGAATACCATACATTCTCGTATAGCAGATATTCTAACTGTGCGTTTCCATCGTCCCGGCTGTACCCGTTGGAATCTAACCATTGGAACAACCGCGTCCGGCGGTCGGTAGCTGAATTATCTGTCCACTGTCCCAAACCATAACCGGGTGCTCCTACAATCGTTCCCTCCCATAATCCAGGATTTACGGTGGATTCCTGCCAAAAATTGCCGCAGATGGCGGAAATCACATACTGGCTGATACCGCTTTGTACCTCAACCGGATATCGGTACAGATACGTCCAAGCACTATATGGGCTCACAAACGTATTGATGGATACCTGTCTTTCGAGCGGGTAACTATCGGTGTGCGCTCCCATCGTATACCCGCCGCCGTCTGCCAGATCATACACCATTTCTGTATGACCGGAACGCCACAAGATATCACCTTTCTTCCATGGCTGATTGGCTGTACCTTTTTGAAATCCTGCACCGAGCAGATACCCGTCCATGCTCCGAGTGGTAAACCATGGGTTGCTTGCTAGAAAACCACCGACCGTACAACAGTAACTTATGAGAGAAGAGCAGTCATAATAAGTAATGCCACCTACTGTCTGCCCCTCACGATACGTTTGGGAATATCCAACGTTTGGATTATTACAAATCTCGATACAGGTATTGTAAGCAAGCGTCAGATCAGCCACGGGTTAAACCCTCTTTAGATACGTAACCAGTATAGACGATGCCATTTACTATGGCTTTCACCAGATACCATTCTCCGGTATAATACCCGTAGTTTCTAACACTTGTTCCGGTTGGCAACGTCAAGATGACAGTTTTATCCATTCCTGCGCCAACACGCAGATTATAGCGATCATTGGTATGATACGCTCCGGCGATTCTTCGGTCAAAACTACGTGCGGATTCTGTCTTGACGCAACTTTCAATGACGTTATGCGGCTTTTCGTCGACGGCTCCTGCATACCGATAGTGAACGGTATTTTCATACGGAAGATCGTAATAAGACCGGACACAGATTTCTTTTCCAGTCTGATCGCCCGTCTGACCATCAATCCCGCCGTTTTCCGACTGGCTGGCGTGGACGATGCGGTTCGCGTCAACCGACATCGTGACATGATGACCAGCCGCAAGGTGGATATCCCCGCGTCTCCACGGTTTACCGCATTTCACAAAACCAGCGTTTTCCAACTGTTCACCGAGATTTCTAGTTGTGCTGTAAATGCTGATCGGAAAACCAGCATTTGCAAGTGCCGTTCCGACAAATGACGAACAATCATAATCGGGACTGTTCCGGTGTACCTGTGAGTACCCGTGCCGATCATCGGCGGCGATTTGTTCCGCCCAGGCAACTGTTTTTTCGATTTTACTCATTGTTTTTTCCTCCTAAGTGCTGGCACAACAAGTTAATAGCGGTTGTGTTCGCTTCTACGCTTTTCCGAAGTTCTTCTATTTCTTCCTTGTGCGCGTCTTTCTCTTTCACCAGATACCAAAACAACGCGCCGCAACAAACGATCGGAAAACCAAGCGACCCAACCAACTGCGTTACTGTACCTACATCCATCCGTCCACCTCCTTATCCTGCCATTTTAACCAGTCATCAATTTCACTTAATTTATCACACATAATAAAATTATGAATGAAGCGGACTGGCGATTTACTGTTGTACGCGTTGCCATCCATAAAAAAGAAATCCCACAAATACCGAATGTGAGACTCATAATTTTCATGTGGGACAAGTATCAACGTGTCTTTTTCGTCCCCTTTATAGCGTACCGTATAAGCAAGATAAGCATTTTCTTTTTTCATCATTCCTACAATCATATTAAAAACGATACTTGCCATCTTTGCTCCTTTCTTCCTGTCCTTTAAAACAAGGAAACCTTTTGACCTGCCAAGGACAGGGCGGTTTACTCAACCGTGGCAACCCCTTTTTAAAAGGTTTCCCCGTATTTTCATGATACATCTTTTCTGTCCGTTTGTCAAGTACATTTGTCCGTTCTACACAAACTATTTGTAAAGATCAATCCCCAGCAACTCAACCGCCATATTCTTGCTGTCCAGATCGTCAAAGCGCAAGTATGCTTTCCGGTACGCGTCAACCAGATTTTCAAACAAATAATCGTAGTGTTCCAACATCACCGTGTTCTGTGTATGATCGCCGTCACGGAACACAGCAACAAAATTACAAGACGGGTTATAGTTGTGCGTGATATAGATATACCCCTCTTCGTAATACTCATATACACCATAACTTTTTCCGCTGTGTTCGATCGTAAACAGATACCGCGACCGTCCGGTCGGCTTCTGCACAAACACAGCATCGTCAATCAACATCTGATCTCCGACGCTCATGCTCTGCATATAGTGACCACCGCGGAATGCTTTCAGAGCAGTATTTTCCCACATCGCCTTACTTGCGCTGTCATTGTGGGTAAATTCACATACAAAACCGCTTCCATGCATCATTTTGGTTTCTTTCTGATACCGCTTGTGTATACCAAAAAATACAAAATAGGGATTGAGCAACGAAATATTATTGGATGCCATAATCAGTTTAAACCATCTTGACTGACTTCCATTTCCACGGCTGATCGTCAATAATAACGATTGCAGTTTTTCAGATTCACCTTTTACGTATTGTCCACTTTCCATAGAAAACTCATCAAAAAACAAAAAGTAGATATCCCGAAAATACGGCGACAGCTTTTTTACACTATCCATCTTACTTCCAAAACTAAACGCGCATCCGAATGGCACACCGTCCAAAAAATACCGCACAACATTTCCGTTTTTGTCCAGATTTTTATAGGTAATCACACTTCCTAATTTAGGATACATTTTTAGCATATCTTCGTACATTGCCGCCGCTCCCGTCATTTCCCCTTTCGTCCGGAAAATCCATCCGGTCTGTAATCCGTACTCTTTACACAAGATACAGCTTGCCGCGGCAAACGCACTTGTCTTTCCAGCACTACGGTTGGAACACGTAATTGCGACGCCCGCGAAATCCCCGTCCACGTCCGGCTCTGTAAATAACCGAATCGGATTGTAGTACTGGAGCGGCTTTCCTTTATCGTCTACCGCTTCAAATTTTATATCATAGTCCGCAAAAAGTTTTTCCCAATTTATATCATTCCAAAAAATCATTGTTTCACTTCCTCCTTTCTATCCTTTTCCCGCTCTACACGTCCCGCAGTTCCCCGCCATTCTCACCGCAGGCAATCTCACGTTAATCGCACGATAAACGCACGTTTTGCTTGCAGATGGACGGCAGAGGGCGGCAGAGCTACGCGGGTATAAAAAGAGCTACGCTGGAAAACGTAGCTCTCTTACACGTATGGAATCAAGTTTTATAACACAAGATATAGTAACAATCAACTACAGGTAACATAAATACTCAAGTTACCGTCCGCCAGTCGGGGCGCGTACCCAATTCATGCCAACTTAGGCAAACGGGTTGAATTTTTCCGTATCGCCGAACTTGTGGACGTTTACAGCGGAAAGGTAAGCGGTAAAACCTTTGTCACGGCGGAATTTGCTTTCACCGATCGAGATGAAGAGGTCGACTACTGCGCCTTTGCCCAGTTCGTCAACGCTGGAAACGGTGTCGCTTTCTACGCCGTCCTCATAAAAGTCTACGCGGTAATTGGTCTGCGTTTTTACGTAGAGACCCGCTTCGTCGGTTTCTTTCGCCGGAATCCACTTTGCTTCTGCGGCGGCATCCTCTCCAAACTCTTCGATAATTTTTTCAAAGATGGCTTTCTTCTGGTCTGCTGTGATCGAAGCAGAAAGAACGCTTTTTCCGTCTTCCTCTTTTGCGTAGTTTACGGTAACGTTGTTCAGTTTCATTTTTGCTTTGCTCATGATTTTTCTCCTTTTAAATAATTTGTTGTTATGCAGAACGCGGCGCTTTGCTTTGATCATTGTCTTATCTGGTCACTTCCAGACCGCGTTGTGTGCTGATTAGTCGTCCAGTCTCTTTGCTTCGGCAAAAAACTGTTCGTCCGGCATCTCGTAGCGGGCGGATACGGTATCGGTTAATACACAGATGAAATCCTCCGGAAAACCAGCGGCGGCAACAGCGGCGGTTTTTGCTTTCTGCGATTTCAGTTCTTCTGTATTCTCAAAAGAGCCGATCACCTGTTTTGTGTTTCTGTCAATGACAGAATAGACAAATTTTTCAATTTTTGTTCTAACCATTTTTTTCTCCTTTCGTTATGCGGCTATTTGTTCTTACAAGTATTATAATAGCACTGCCTAACAAAAAAGTCAATAGTTAAAATAAGAAAATAAAGAAAATATCCAAAAATAAAAGCAGGATGGAAAGGTCGAGTTCTTCCTCATGTAACGCCCAGATCGTTGATAATACTAAAAACATAAAAAACACAAAATATCTCATATCGTCTCCTATTCCGGTAACACTCCGTCTTGAGAGTTTACCAATACTTCATAGTATTCATTCGATACACCTAAGGTATAAGTGGTATCAATGATTCCTATATTACTTGCAGTTAATATTTCTTCCCCGTTGACTTTGATGTAATGGGGTTTCGAGTTGTTAAAGCAACTGATTGTCCGTCCGACATTTTCCATCCGGCGGCAGAGACGGAAATTATTACAGCACTTTAAGTTTTCCGCTCCAAGTTTCTTATTCATGCCAGCGACCGTAGACGTAAAACGCACGGGATCTTTGCCAGATTGCGCCGCTTTTTCGTCCCATTCAACGCCGCAGTATTTTTTCGCGCCAAGGGTCTTAAACTGGATATAGAGGTCATCCATATCCCAAACGCCGAGAATGTAACGGTTGTCACCAACGTCACAAAACGCAGGAATGTCATTATCAATCGCACGTTTTTCCAGTATTTTGTTTTTGGCTTCAAATTCTGGAATGTGTACGCCCGGATGTAAAAACTTGATACTATCGGTGTCGCAGTACACGGCATCCATTCCAACCACGTCCAGCATATCTTGTAACTGCTTTCTTGCGTGGGCGGTAACATAGATTCCCCATTGATAGTGCAAAAAGCTGTTTTTTTCATCATAGTACGTTTTCAGTGCGTTTTCCGCATCTGCTTTTTCCCGATGCCATTCTCCCGTAAAAGCATCCATTGCCCATTCGTCCTGCAAAAGATCGGTGACACACATTCCGAATGTGCTGTTTAGTTTATTCTTAGATTTCATATATTCATAGACTTTATCGGGATTTCCTTTCAACTGGCTTTTTGCGATAAAAAATGACATCATCGTTTTACGCATACTTTCCGGTAATTTTCCGCGCGCGGCTACGTAGCACTCCGAGACGGTAAAGAAATCATAGTCGTATTGATTTTTTATGATCGACAAGTCAATTTCCGTCATTGCTATTTCACAGCAGTCAATAGACAATACGCGTCCATTATCAATCACACAATCTTTCCCGTGCTTCTGACACTTTGACAGCGGGATGTATGGTACCGGAATGTTTTCTTTGATACGCAAGTTGTCAAATTGTACCCGCATGATAACACAACGCGTAGCACACAAGTTGTCAAACTGTTCCTGCGTTGTGATCTCAACCGCCCGGAACGCACTCATAGGATAGTACCCAATAGCGATCTGCGCCGGATAACTACTCGAGATATCCATACTACCCATAACGATTACAGATTCACCCTTTTTCGCCGTGATCGTGTGTCCCGCGTGGATGCGGTTGGCGTGGGTGTTGCCGCCGCGGAACGCGTCTTTGCAAAGCTGGTACTGCGGTAACGTCAAAGCCAGATCGGCAAATACTCCCGGATAATAACCGCTATCTGCCTGCATGGCGCGGCGAAATTCGCGGCGGACGTAGCCAGTTGAGGTAAGGGGGATTTCTGCTAGATTATCCTCTTTTCGTAAGGCGCGGATGCATTCACACAAGCCGCGAACATCGTTATAGCAGTATCCCTGCTCTATTTCTGTTAGTGGTGTGGTTGGGGTACGTAGTTTTTTATAGTCATAAGTATCAACCAGTTTATAGTGGGTTACACCCTCACTGTTCTCGCAAAATTTCGAAAGGCTCATGTTGCTGAGAAAATACGAGCAACGAAATTCAATCCCATACTTGTAAGCGTAGCACTTCATAACTTTATGCGCATCACGCGCAAAGATTTCATCACATTCAATAAAATCTTTCATAAACTGAAATTCATACGAAAGATTATGAACGTACACTACAGCACGCTTTGAATCGGAAGTCTGCAAATACAGATGCAGTTTTTCGCAGAATGAAAGAAACTCATTCCATGTGCGACCGAAACACACGGTATCTTTTATACAGAATTGCCAGTGATACAGAAAGGCGGTTCCTTTTACTACTTTTTCGCCCGTTTTATTATAGCGTTCATAGTCCAATTTTTCCAACGTGGTTGTTTCAATGTCAAACGCCATTTCCACATCGTAATAAGTAATCGGATTTTTCTTTCTGCCGCGTTTGCGGCATTCGCGCAAAGTCTGGAAATCAGAAAATGGAAAATCATGAACGGAATAAATTGTTTCACGTGAAACATCTTCGTTTCCGTTTACGATAACAGGGATATCCAATTGATACATTGATATTACCTCACTTTAATTTAGTTCTATTCTTATTAAAAAGTTCTTCCTCCGTAATATATCCATCAAGAAAGTCCTCATACTCTTCCAGAATATCTTCGAATTCAATTCCGCTATCATGTAATTTCGAAATAAAATCATCAATGATCTGATCGGATGCCACCTGCTTTCTCAGATTCTTTTTATATATATTAGAGGTAAGAAAACGATACAAGTCTTTGTAGTTATCTTCTGTTACTTCTCCATAAATTTTATTCTTTGACTTGTCAAAGCGTCTCTGTAATTCTGCGATTCGATATCCCTCAAGCGTTGTTTCGGGTGAATTCAGAAAAGCGATCATGGTATCCCATTCTTGCCGAATGGATGCATCCGACCGCTTTACGCCTTTCAAAAAGCGATCTTTTGATCGCCCTTGTGACGCAAAAAACTCTTTTACGCGCCCGTACTCCCACTGGTCGCGCGCGTGAATTTTTTCCAGTTTGGCAAGGCGGCTATTCGCCGCTTGTGCCACACGTGGAAGTTCACGTTTGATCTGTTCAAGGGAGAGATCGAGTTCTTGATAGATGCTGTAATCCTTTGATTGCGGCATTATTCACACCCCCTTATGGTTAAGATTATGCCCTCATCATTTGAATCAATTCTCCTTTTTACAATTAGCAACCGCATTATTCTTAATAATGACAATCTTCGAAAAGATTAATGTCTTTTTCATACAAAGGGCACTCTGTACAATTATCGTTCGCGGCGCAAATAACTGAATGCTTTACTTCGATATAATATGTCAAGTAAGCATAACGCGTGCTTGCTGAATTGTTAGATTTTACAGTAAATCCTACTCCAAACCGTCCTTTATATGGTTGCGGGTTATAAGTTTCTTTTTTACGGACGTATCCGTTCGTCATTGATGTATGCGAATAAGCATACACTTTAAACTCATTTCCTACTTTTCTTGTAACATAAAATGGAAGTTCAGCAACGCTATTCTGCATTTTAACAAGCTCTTCATAAGTCATTTTTAAATTAATTCTCATGTTATCCTATTTCTCCCCGTATTGCCGATAGAACAGCAGATGTTAAGTGTTAAAGGAAACTGTACAGCGGCGACTCATTATATAACTCTCTAAAAAGGTCATCATATGTTACCCACTTAGTAAGAGCTTTTTCCGTATGCACGCTATTTTGTCCATATACGTTTTCCATTATTTTGAGCATATCCCAAGAGTCGTTACATTTTTTATTTAATACGGTTTTAATTTCTTCTAATGTCATTTTAATTCCTCCATTTTTTGTATTATTGGTTTCCTTGTTTCTGATATTACAATACCACTTTTTCTAGAATATGTCAATACTTTTCTCGAAATTTTTCTAGAAAAAAATATCATTACGCACATAATCACGCCGCGCCGTGTCCGTCACCCGCGGACACTTTAGCAAACTAAAGTGAGTTGCCGTTTCGGAAGTGTCCGCGACCCGCGGACAAACGGGCGGTTTTGTCCACTTTTCAGGCAAAATGAGTAAATATTTCGGAAGAATTGTGTGTGAATCGGTTGGAAAACGTGAATATTTGTGGAATTGTATAGACAATTAGACGGGACTAACACTTTAGTTGGATGAAGCGTTTTTGTCAAGTCGGAAAAATGCATAAAAATTTCGGGCATGTGTGTTTAAAAAAGTATTGAAAAGTGAACAAATGCAAACAATTACATTGCAAAGCGGTGTCTTTCTCCGGCGGACACCGCTTTTTATTGTGCAATGTGCTGTCCGCCGTACGCGGACAAATTGGGAAAAATGTCCGCGTGGGACGGACTGTATATA